CGCATGGCACGTAACGGACGACGGCTTCACGCCGTTAGGGGCTATCCCGTTGAAGAGTGTGGCTGGGTCAGTCATCCAGGGCCTGCTGGGCATGAACGAGGCCATGTCCACGGAGTTCGGTAAGCATCTCTACGACCTGGAAATCCGCATTCCACAAGAGGTGCCTGATCGTCACATGTCGGCGCCTGCAGTGATGCGTGTCCTGGACGTCACCGAATGCGCAGCCTGCGGAGCCGATCATGCTGGCATGGCGTTCAACCTACAGCCCTATGCAGATTATCAAGACGACTGGTGGGCCGGTGTTTGTCCCGAGACCGCTATCAACATATGGCTCAAGGAGGGCTGATGTATCTCATCGGATGGAAGCGCAGCGACGAGCATCGCCACCTGGTCAATCATGTGGAGGGGTATAGCGCACGGCTGGTCGGATTGTGCGAGCAGGATTTTGATCTGGCCATGGGGCCTCCGGAGACGTTGGAGACGTTGGAAGAGCGGTACATGAGCAGATTGTGTCCAGAGTGCAAGGCCCTAGCGAGGGAGAGCGATGAAAGTTGATCTGCGCGGCCGGTACGCAACTGGCATCAAGCCAAGCCAGGGCTGGACGATTCACCTGATTGCCAAGGATCGGGCGTCGTTGTGCGGGCTGCAGGTGTTCACCGTTTCAGAGGAACCCATACGTTTGGAAGTATTGAAGAACCGCTACGGGCTGCGACTGTGCGCCGAGTGTCTGACGCATACGCCGCGAATACTCAAGGAGAATTCAGATGACTGACGACATGATTGCGCAGACACCACTGGCGCCCGAAATTCACGTTGAGGAGGTCGAGCCTGGCGTGTGGCAGCTCATGCCTGGCGTGAGGGTTCGGTTAAAGCACATTTCAGAGTACGTCCAGAATCCCGACAATCCTGTCCAGCACACGCCGAGGAACTATTCCACCGTCCTGAATTCAATCCAGAAACTCGGTGCGCTGCGTGGTGGCATCTCGTCAGGCGGCACGATTTTAGGCGGAAACCTGACATCGGAGGCTATGGCCGAAGCAGGGATCGAATGGCTTGTGGAGGTAGAGTCCGGTGGCGCGGTTTGGATGATGCATGAGAGACCGGACCTGACAGATGAGCAGAAACGTCTCGCAGCGTATATGGATCAGCAGACCGCATTTCAGGCAGGCTGGGACGCTGACCAGGTCGCGAGAGATTTGGAGGCAGGGCTCGACATGGACGGCATCTTTCGTGACGAAGAGATGGCCGCGATACTGGAGCAGGCAGCGGACATGCTATTGGCTGAGGGTGCGCTAGAGCCAGAGGTAGACATTAAGGCCGACCAGCTCGCCGCGCTGGTTGACAAGTGGGGCGTCGAGCTAGGGCAAACGTGGCAGATCGAAGGCAAGGCGAGCCATCGGATTGTGTGTGGGGATAGCGGCGATCCGTTACCATCAGATTGGCCAGGCAAGGATGAATCGTCGCTTATCTATGACCCCGACTGGGATAGCGCGCCGAGATTTGATGCTACGGGGTATGATTCGGTTCTGGCTTTTGGAGACGGAAAGCGACTGGGAGATGTCACGGACAGGTTTGGCGCGCCGACGTGGACCTTCACTTGGGATTGCGGCGCATCATGGTATACTCCCAACCGGCCATTGAAACGAGCCAAGTACGCGCTGTGGTATGGCGACATAGCCGGGTTCGATTTTGAAGGTGCATTCTATGGCGATCCCGGCAATAATGGGCAATTGGTAGAATCCCACAATTCACGAGGCGATTATACCTACACGCCCGATCCACGAGGCAAGCATCTGGTGGACATTTACGCGCAATCGCTTGTACGGCTGCATACTATCGGCGTGCATCCCCACGAGAAGCCGCTTGATTGGATCCGGCTACTGATTGGCGATTGTCTGCCTAAATCCGGGATCGTTGTCGATCCATTCCTGGGAAGTGGAGCGACCATGGCTGCTTGTGAACAGCTAGGCCGCCCGTGCTATGCGGTTGAGATTGCGCCTGAATACGTCGCTTATACGTTGGAACGCATGAGCAACTTGGGTTGCAATTGTGCTATCTGAGCACGCTCGATCTGCGCAACGGTGACTTGGTTCGCGCCCGGCTGATAATTGTCGGGCAGGTGGTCAATGAGATCGGCTTTCAGGTAATAGGCGACGCCCAACGATTCACACAACAACGCGGCTTGTAGGCCGAATGAACGCCAGTTGATCTTGTGTTCTAACGGATGGTGGTTGATCTTGCCGATCTTGAACAGATCAACGATAGGGGATAAACATTCGATGATACGCAACGCGGCGGCTGGATCAATGACGGGTTCTAGGCTGACCCAGGTGGGGATGCCCGCCTCATGGAACGCATGTATTGCGTATATACGATCTGCTGGCGACGCGGCGCAAGGCTCCCACTTTTGGGACTGTGCATCTGACAACGAGGTCATGGTGGTCGCAAAGGCGTCTTGTTTGGTAAAAACGTCCAGATCATAGATTGCGCGGCTGCCGCCCTTGGTCAATATCTGGGCCGCATAACCGTATTCGTGCAGGACTTCGATGACCTGGTGGGTCAATCTAAACTCGGCGTCAATAGGCTGATAGGGGTCCGTGGTGAACGACATCAGAACGCGCTGGCCATAGCCCCAGGTTTTTTTACAATCGCGGCGCAATTGCGCAATCACGTTTTTTCTGGGGTGAGGCGAACAATGGAAATCCTCACGGGCCGTTTTACTGAACTTGTATGGGGGGATGGTCGGCACGTAGCAATAGGCGCAACGATGCGAACATCCGCTGTAATGGTTCACGGCTAACGGGGCATACTCGCGGGCTCGGCCTTTGGGAACATATAGAACTGACATTATTGTGACTCCTTTGGAGGTCTACCAGTCTTGCGACATTTAACGGCGTTCAGGTCTGAAACGGGGATCAACCAATCGCGGCCAATCTTGACTGCATTGGGGAAACGTTCGCCTACGAGCATTTGGCGGATACGTCCTGCTGTGATACCGAGATAGGTGGCTGATTCGATGGTGTTGAATAACTTGGCATTTTTTGATTCTAACATGGGTCTCCTAACGTGGGCGCGCCGGTTGGCGGTCCCGGCGCGTGTTTGGTATCGGTTATTCCGTAACCATCCAATCTTGATCTTGCCATACTGTGCCGATAACGCTCTCAACGTCGGACTTGATCTCGTCGTGCTGGGCAAATTCGTCAACCGTGTCGCAAATCACCTTCACGTCGTCATTGATTCCGTGATCGAATTCGACTTCCCAATTGCTGTTGATCTTGGCTATTTCTTCCGTGGTCCGGCTCTCGAACTTCTCAAAACTTGCCTCCGCGTCGTATCCGTCGTATCCGTTGCTGCCGAACATTGCGTCATCACTGTACCGGACTGTGATTGTAATACTCATTTCGTTCCTCCTAATCGTTTTCGTTGCTCAACTCTGAATATAGTATAGCGCATACGCTATGATATGTCAAGGCTTTTGTTGACGAATTTCTGATATTTATCTGATAAAACAAGCCGAGACAGTTCGATTAGGATCTAGTCATGGCAGCCAACAAGCACCGAACCAAGGCATCTCGCGATTTCCCAAGTAACCCGATAAAGAATGTGAGACATAATGCAGAGACCACGCTGGACACGATCGGCCAAGGACATGTTGACCAGAAAGGTGATTGCTTTGCTGGCCAGGGGCATGACCATTCCAGAGATCATGATGGAAGTCAGCTACGAGACCAAGCCAGACCAACACGGCATCGAGCGGCCGAACAAGGGTCGCATCCTGAACCCTCAGACAGGGAATCCTTATCACATCAACACGCTATGGAAAATCGAACGTGACCAGCGTGACATTTGGGAAGCCGAGAGCGCGGACCTATTTCGGCGCATGAAGGCCGAGGCGATGTCGGTGTCGGTTGAAATCAGGCGGTCGGCCTGGGCGCATGGCGATTTGCGAGCTGCGCTGGTGGCCAACGACCAGATCTTGAAAATGATCCAGGGCTACATGCCAATCCGAGTGGACAACAGAGTCTTGGACATCCCATACGAAAGCCTGACGAACGAGCAGCTGGTGGCACTACGGGACGGAGAGGATGTGGAGGTGGTGTTGGCCATGGTGGCCAGAGAACCAGAGCTGGAATGACATCCAGAGTGGTGAGATCCAATGCGACTCTAGAGCTGCGCAGGCGCGAAGGCGACCCGATGCTGTTCCGGCAGTCGCGCAAGGCGTGGACAGAATTCACGACGCGGTACTGGAACCGACCCGACCTATTCGCTATAGAGTGCATTGACTGGCGCGACGACGAAGCTGGGCTGTCAGCGTACCAAGCCGAGATTCTGCGCATGGTGGCCGACAATCCGCGAGTGGCGGTGAGGGGGCCGCGCGGTATGGGAAAGACGTCCGTGCTGGCGCTGGTGGTGTTATGGTATGTGATGACCAGGCGAGGAACGGACTGGAAGATTATCACGACGGCATCGTACTGGCGCCAGCTGCAGCTCTATCTATGGCCGGAAATTCACAAGTGGGCAAGGCGTCTCAAGTGGTCGCGCTGGGCGCCGGACGCGGGGATATATGGCATCCCGAGACGCGAATTCAAAATCAAAGAATTCAGTCGCATGAGGATCTCAGTTTACGGAGGAGAGGCGTTTGCGGTGGCTACCAATCGCCCAGACAGCATTGAGGGCGCGCATGCGGACTATGTGCTTTGTCTATTCGACGAAAGCAAGATTATTCCAATGGAGATCTGGGACAGCGTGGAAGGAGTGTTCTCCAGCTGTATCGAGGGAAAATGGTTCGCGGCGTCCACACCTGGCCCACCGGCAGGGCGGTTCTACGACATCTTCAAGGGTAAGTCTGGCTTGGAGGATTGGGTGACGCGAGTGGTCAACGTCCAAGAGGCGGTGGCTGCAGGGCGCATCAGTCAGGCATGGGTGGACGGCCGGAAAAAGTTATGGGGCGAAGACAGCGCATTCTATCGCCAGCAGGTGATGGCCGAATTCGCTGCCGAGGTAGGGAATGCGTTGATCCCGTTGTCATGGGTCGAGGCCGCGCAGGACCTCCACATGGCATGGGAGAACGGCGGGCGCCTGCAGCCGAACGGGCAGCCAAGTTTCTGTACGTCGATCGGGGTGGATGTTGGCGGGGGGCGCATGTCCGGTGACAGGACGCCTATCAGCATGGTCTACGACAGCCACATCATTGGAGAGATTCAGGTCATCCAGGCAGTGCCTGATCCAGAGCAGGCGACGCAGTACATAGGCGGTCGGCTCATGGATCTGATGGGTCAACACCAGCTGGCGGAGTGTTTTATTGACAGCGCAGGCATCGGCGCAGGCGTGTTCCATTACATGCGCGGGTCGGCCTATGGGGACCGGGTCCATTCGTTCAATGCCAGCTATGGCACGACACTCAGAGACGAGAGCGGCATTCACACGTATCAGAATTGGCGTGCATGTTCATGGTACCTGATGCGCGACTCTATGAAACCTGTCGGCGGCCTGGGCATAGCCATTCCCGATAGTAGCGAGTTGTCGGACGAGCTCACGACGATGCAGCCCTTGCCCACGAATCCGCGCGATCAGATGCGCGTTGAGAGCAAGGAGCAAATCACCAAGCGAATCGGCCGATCGACCGACCTGGCGGACAGCGTGCTACATGGGTTGATGGGCAGAATCTTGACAAACAACGCTGTTCGCGGCGAAACCTACGAGACGGTGAGACACGAGGAATACAGGATCGGATAGTGTATAATGGAGGAGACATGAGGACAACCGAGCTGATGCTGGCGAAGGACATGTTCCATCATGGTGATGTGTGGATCATAGCGAATCCTGGCGACAAGCCGACGATCCTCCTGACATTCGTGCAGGACCAGCCGGAAGGCGTGGTGTTGTTGGGCACAGAGACTACCCAAAAGGAGCAAGCATGAACGCGAGCCGAGTGAGGGCGCTGCCGAGCAGGGATTATCATTTGGGCGCAGGCTATCGCGTCATGATGCCAGGGCCAGGATTCTCGGCGCTGCATGGTAAAAGGGTGACGTCGGCGCTGACGCTGATACTAGACAAATGCCCAGCGTGCGGAGAGCGTCACGTCAAGGGTTTTGTTCGCAGCCTGACCAGTTTCGGCGCCACGCATTATGCAGTGTGCGGCTCAACGTATCTGCAGGTTAACGTACGATGGGGAGAGGTGACATGCTAGGTGGATATATGAGACTGTGGACTCAAGACGAGATTGATATCTGGAACCGAATTGGTGATCACGCTATGCGCAGTCAGGCGGGCAACAGGGGCTCGTTTGACGAGTGCGACAGCCAGTGCATGACGTGCGCCAGATGGGACGTATGCAAGTATAAAGGAGACCAGCCATGACGCTGATTGAAAATGTCCGTAGGCGATTGCCAAAGATGGTCAGTCGAAACGACTATGCTGCCCTGAGTGCAAAAAGTAGGGGATATGACGCTGCGTACGAGCAGGCGCCGTGGTGGTTCTCCCGGACGCATTTCTTGCGAGAGGTGGACAATCAAACGGCTGCTCTGCTGGCCAGGCTGGGCAATAGTCAGATCCTGTCTGGCCCGGATTCACTCAAGGATTCCGCCAAGCCGAGCGAGCAGGACCGGCTCAAGATCGTTGCCTGGGCACGCTGGAATCGCGTCTACGATCCACTGACAAGCCATGCCGTCACGCTATGGACGGACTATGGATTCGGTCGCGAGGTGGTGGTCAAAAGCGAGGACGTGGTTGGGCAGGCGGTCTGGGATGAGTTCTCCAATGCCAGGCGCAATAGTTACGTCATGGACCCTCGCGAAGCGTATAAGAGAAGTGACTCGCTGCTCACGGACGGCGAGTTTTTCTTTGTATGCACACACAACGTCGTCGAGGGCGGGACCACCATCCGCACGCTATACACCGACGAGGTCAAGGCAGTGCTGCATGTGGCGGAGGACAGGGACAGGCCCAGTCTATACCAGCGCGAATGGCGCGACAAGAACGGCCAGACGCGAACGCTATTCTATCGCGACTGGCGTGCTACTGATGAGGACGTGGCTGCGACAGTGGTGCCGGAGGACGCTAAGCTGGCAGGCAAGACAGGCGCCACTGAGGTCGTTATTCTGCATGTCCGTTTCTTTGAGTCGGGCGGCCGTGGCTGGCCTATCGTGAGCAGCGCCTTCCCATGGATCTCGGCGTATAAACAATTCGCAACGGATAGGATGGCCGTGGCCAGGGCAGTCGCCAGCGTGATTGAGGAATTCGAGACTGACGGCGGCAGTCGTGGGGTCAAGGCCCTGCAGGCGCAAATCCAATCCAGCTTGGCCAGTGGTAGCTATGGCGAAACGAACGCCCCTCCAGGCGCTGCCAGTGCGCGTATTCAAAACAAAGCCGTTTCAAGCCGGCGATTGTCGCAGGAGACTGGCGCATCGGACGCCAGAGAGGACTCGATGCTGCCAATCGGCCAGGTGGCAACAGGCGTGAACGTTCCAGTGTTTATGCTGGGCAGGACTGACATGCTGCAGAATCGCGCTACTGCCGAGGTGGTGATGAGGCCGACGCTGCGCACATGGAACCGCTATCAGCTGCTATGGCAAGGCGTCTATCAGGATTTGTACAGGATCGTCACTACAGCCTGGGTTGAGTATGGCACGGGCGCCAAGCCAGCTGAAGGAGTCAAGCCCTCGGTAAACATGTCCAATCCGTTGGAAGCTGGCATGGACCAGATGACAGCCCTGCTCGATTCGTTTTGGGCGAACGGCATCGTGCCAAAAAAGACACTGTCTGAGGTGGCCCTGGCCATGCCAGCCCTCGGATTGAGCACAGACGACATCGAGCGCATCATCCTAGAAATGTATCCGGAGGAGACCGACGCCATGGAACCGGAGGAGGTCCAGGAGATGTTCGCTGCAGTGATGAACGCCACGCTGCCGGACGACACCATTGCCGAGTTATGGGCGAACATGCAGGCCGCATCAAAGATGGTGCCACATGATTGATCAGAGTTGGAGCATTCTGTTAGGACGGCTCACGCTGGGCCATGATTTTGACATGGACCCGGTCGACCGGTGGGTGAGTAGGCATGTCCGGTCAGCCTACCTCGTGGGCGCCATGCGCAGAAATGTCACGGTATTGAAGGGCGATGAAAACGAGCTGGTCATGCGTCTTGTGCGTGCCACGCGCGGGGAGATTCGGCGCATCCAGTCGATCAAGCCTATCGTTGAGCGGACGCTGGCTTGTGTGGCCATGGGTATTTGGATGGACGAGGTGGAGCGGTACGGCGCAGGGGCCAGTGTCTTGCATGTCGGCCAGCTGTTGACCGTTCACTCGCCGATAGCTGAGGCGGCGAGCCGAGTGGAGAGGCTGGTTGAGATCTACACACAAAACACCTGTCGGCTCCGTGTGGGCTTGTTGAACTTTACCAACCAAGGCGGGTACGGCACGTCGTATGAGGAGCTGATGGTCAACCAAATCAGGACGGCCTATCGGGAGGTGATGAACCAGGTTTACATCGACCGTGGCATGACCGTCGCCAACGACGCCACTCCTGAGGAAAAAGCATTCGCCGAAAATGCAGTGTACTCGCAATTCGCCAGGGTCGGGAAAGACAAGGCGTGGATACTGGCGCAGCAAGCCGAGCGGGAGGCGTACCTGGTCGCGACCTACGGTTACGGCTGGATTCAACTGCCCTATCAGCGCAAGGAAAAGTTCTTGGCCAGTGGCGATAAATGGCTGGCACGCGTGGAGCAGCGTTGTCCGCTTTGGGGTCAAGGCCTCCGTGCCATGGCCATCTCGTTGCGAGTATTCCTGGCCGCTGACAGACCGCTGACCTGGACGCTGGGCATGGCGGAACATTGCTTTATCGCGGGTACGTTGGTGAAAACTAAGCGTGGTGACGTGGCTATTGAATCAGTAGAGCGCGGCGACTTCGTGCTCACTAGAAAGGGGTGGAAGGAAGTATTGGCAATCCCGCGTCACGCCTATACAGGCGCGCTTTACAGAGTGCGAGCGGGCGGGCGAGAAGTGACTTGCACGGCAGAGCATCCCTTCTTGACGGCCAGGGGGTTTGTCGCTGCTGAGCTATTGCGTGACGGTGAAGTCGTTTTCTGTGAGAATGGCTCTAATGGTGTCGAGAGTGACGTACCGATCCCAGATGCGATACAGGCTATACCCGCAACTGGACAAATAGGTGTCCCTGGCAGCGTCGCGTTTTTGCTGGCTAAGTTGCCGTTCGGTCAAAGGGGCAAAGCGAGGGTGGCCATGCCAGTATTCCCCGTCCGCCTCAAGAATGACGTTGCTAACCATGGCGTCAACCACGAAGTTTTCTTTGATCAAGGCGAAAGGAGTGTAGGTGACGCCAAGCTCGTCAAGGATGGCGAACAACCGCCGCTCCAGGCTGGTTGGCTTAAGCTTGCTTTGTTTCTGGCGCGCATGTGCCATGATTTGCAAGGACTTGGCACGGTTGGCCAACCAATAGGCGCGGAGCTTGGCTTGGGTCTCAGGATTCTTCATGGGGTTGTGGGCCAGCATATACCGTCTAGCGCCTTCGATAGATTTAGGGTTAGGCGCGCATCCTTTATGCCGTCCGCCGATTTTATGGCCCAACCCGGGATTCGCGGCTCCTCTATGCGCATCCACAACGTTTCGGATAAAGCTAACAGACCATCCATAGCGACTGGCAATGTCTTGGGCCCGCTCGGTTTCGTAAGCCTTAAGGATGGCTTGAACCGTGGCTTCGTCAAGTCCCGCAGGGCGTGGATGGCCATACTTCAAGATATAGGTGCAGGATGGGGAGCACGTTTGGCGCCTTGCTCCGCCGGTATCCACAATGTAGTTTTGGAAAATCTTGCCGCAAACAGGACAAGGGATTGTGAGATGCGTTCGTGCTTTGTTGCGACAAGTGGGCCCGCAGAAGCGCGGGGTGGCGCGGCTGGGATAGACGTGGCGACTGAACGGAGCGCCACAATGTTCGCAGACGAAGTCTTGGATAGCCATGATGAGCGTCCTTCCTTGCGTGCTTGCAGTGTTACAACGTACCGTATTCCCAGTATAGCGCAAGATAAGGAAGTCTACAATTTAACGGTGTCAGAGTGCCCGGAGTTTATAGCGGCAGGGATGCTGGTTCATAATTGTAGTTCATGCGTCAAACTTTCTGGCAAGACCAAGCGCGGGTCATACTGGATCGAGCATGGGATTCTGCCAGCGCAGCCAGGCGCATGGTATCTTGAGTGCAAGGGCTGGCGCTGCGCATGCACACTACTGAGCGCAGGCAATCCGCTATCCAAGGGACGCCTACCCAATCTGCCATAGGAGGCCAGCGTGCTATACAAGCTTATGATACTTGCGAACGTATTATGCGATGGTGGAGGGCCGGATGAAAATCAGTGAAATGCTAGAGGGTAGTGATGTCGCCGGGACATGGCGCAGCATCACGCGCCGAATGATCCAGGCTGTCCAGGAACGCTTTGGGCTGGTGGTGGTGACGGTGCGCGTGGTGGTGATCAATGGTAAGCCAATCCTCTGGACCAAGCCATCGGTCAAGGCATACGAGCCAAGATCGGCCGTGGATCTGGAGCAGTTGACGCCCGACCAGCTTGCCCAGGTCATAGAGTGGGACATGTAAAACTGGACGCAAATACCCTGGACAATGGCCTTGCAATGTGCTATTATGATTATGTGGCTAGGGCATAGCAAAAGAAATCGCCGCCAAGCTGAACGCAGCATAGAGGAGCAAATCATGAACATCTGCTATTTCTGTAATATAAAGATGCGCGTCGTACGAGTTGGCGCCACTGTCGTTGAGTGGAAAGACGTGGCGCGCACGACCCCGTACAAGGTTTGGAATTGCGACATCCTGCAGTGTCCGTGCTGCGGGCATGAGGTTTACGGGAATTTCGGGAAGGATGGCCTGCGCGATTTTGAGCCAGGTTTCGACGATGCTGTCAAAGGTGCAGACGGGTCGTTTTTCTAGTCTCTCAGGCCGATAGTCCGTGCTGGCGCAGTGTGAGAGTCACCACGCAAAAGGCCATCAATATATTGGAATCCCACCTCAGAGGCGGTCGCGTTGACCGCCTCTTTGCTATGAGCAGCAAAACTGGATATAAATACCCTTGACAACACCCTTGCGATATGCTATACTGTTTGTGTGGTTAGGGAATAGCAAATAGGGAGCAAACGAAATGGCATACATTAGAAGCGGAAATAAAATGGTCGTCACAACAGATGGGGCGCTAGAGTGGTTGAGCCAGGTAGTTGATGAATACAACGGCATGTCGTATGAGGATATTCAGCGACTTGCCCCAATGGACTATGAAGAAGACACAAGCGAAACGCAGGGCATCTTGGGCGCGGTAGAGTATTTCTTTTCATAATTCCCAGGGGCAATCGCCCCACTATCGTGGAGGAGCAAAGCATGTTTGACCAGGTGAGAGCATTTATGACAGCCAAGTGCGTGACAACTGGCAGCGCCGAGTATATGGCTGCGCAAGACGAATTCGGTCGTGCCAACAAGACGCAGCTGCGAGAATTCTTTGACAGCCTTGAGGACAATGAGCGCAAGACAGCATTGTGGGTAGCGTTCAGCTGCCTCTCCTATGAGATGGCTGCAGACGTCCTGAAAATCGCCGTGGTGGAGCCAGTTCGGGCGGAGTTTGATGCCTACATGGCCAAAGAGGAGACCGAGTCGTTTGAGCGCCAGTCCAAGCAATTCGACGCCGACCGGCTGGCCCTGGCTGCTGATCGGGCGCAGCTGAAAGCTGACCAGGACAAGTTCGAGTCCTACAAGGGCGCGATCCACAAAAGGATTAGCCAGCTGAGGTACAACCTTCACTGGCAGGCTCTATCGTCTAAAACTTATAAGGCAGATGCGCAGGCGCTGAGAGCCCGGATGAGGGAGAATCGAGTCGAGATTCAAAAGGCCAAGCGACTGACCAAGGCACGCAAGGCCATGATTGATTAGAGATGGAGGTAGCGTGATGAAGTGGATTAGCAATACACGAAAAGACGAGCCGCGCATGTTTGGCGTTCCTCTAGAACGCGCCATAGACACCAAGGCGGAATGGCTAGCAGACAAGATCGTCGGCGAACCGAAGGCCACAGAGAAATACAGCACCGAAGCCTTACGAGCCATGGGCTATGTCGGCGTATACATCAAAGACGAGGAGGCATAATATGGCAGATGCGATTATGGCGAGGGGCGTGGGGATTGTAGTGCTCGGGTTTTTGTTCTCCTTGGCCTGGATTGCGGCGTTCAACCGCAAGGATAGAAAGCGATGAGAAATAAAAGTGAGCCAACAGTCCCGGAGGTGTTGATCGCTGTAAGCATCGCGGGTATTCTACTAGCGATAGCACTGGCTGCAATGACTGGATCGTGGTAGGCGCCACTTGGCGGCGAATGCGTACCGGGTCAAACCGGCGCCGCCACTAGCCAGCAATAGCGCTGGCCCAAAGCAATGAAGGGGAGGAATGATGCCTTACTACAAATTTTTAACAGCAGACGGTCGCGGGCCG